TTAATCCAACAATAAATTAACCATAACATAGAAGATATCCAGAAACCAAGTATGATATTATAAATAATTATCACAGTAATAATAGATTTAATTGTGTGTCCAGTTTTTTCATATTATATTCCTTTTGCTATTATGTTTAATATTTCTGCTCTCTCTTCATCAGTTAGTCTAATAGGTAGCTCATACTCCTCCGTGTTTTCTAACCTACATTTCTCTACTTCTTCCCATAAGGAAGTATCATTGTAACATATAGGTGTTCCGTCACTAGTAGTAGCCTGGTCAAGTGCTCCATCTGGATCTCTTTCCCATAGATACCAACTAATCCAATCTGCTCCTTCTTTACCATAGTAAACCTCTAATAAAATATTTATTACTTCATTAGAGTCATCTGAGAAATTAATCAGGTCTATGCCTAAAGCATACAGTTCATCAATTTTTTTAGATTTATTCCTGATCTTATCAAGGACGTGTATAAATACTTCACGTTTCATATTAGCTAGTTTTATTTTTTCTAGTCAAGCTTATTATTTTTTCTGGACGAACTTTTCTCTCTATCTTAAATCCACTGGTCACGTAACCCGACATTATCTTATTTACTGTGTTTTGTCCAAGCACGCCTTCAATCATCCTTCCATCAAAACTTGAATCGTCTAAAGGAATTCCACCAGTCATTTCAATTTGGTCTAGATCCTTTGAATACTTAAAGACTAGTTGATTTGGTCCAGCTAACTCAATTAGTTCAAAACCAGAAAAACTCCACCCTTTATCCTTGATAAATGAGTGAAGTTCTTTTCCTAGCCCTCCAGAAAATATTATCTGAGATGGCAGTTTTTGGTAGTCAGTTGCAAGTTCCGAGACGTGTTGATCTATTAGACTAAAGAATTCCATTGCAAACTTTGAATCTTTATCAATCGGTATCTCAAACTGCATCTTTTCTGGCTTCTTCTGCTATCTTGCGTAGGATTGCGTTCACCTTACCTGCACCAGTGCCGTCGACCCAAAAGTCTCCGTCGTTGTTACAGATAAAGTGACGAATTCCGCCATCCATACAGGTAAGTTTATATTTATTTGCAGTCCCATTAACTACTCCAAAGTGATAGACGAAGCTTTCCTTTTGGTAGTAATTTGAGTTTGCTTCTGCAAACCTAGTCAAGACTTCATAGACTTTCTCAGAAGTCTTTGTTGCCATGTGTTTCATTATTTTCTAGTTACTAGTCCTAGAATCTTTGACTCATTTACACTAGACACTGCTGATTCTGAGATAGAATCTTGAAACCGGTCATTAAGTATTTCTTCAACTTCAGCAACGCTTTCCGCATCAACTAAATATTGTTCATATACTTTTTTTATTTTTCCAGTGTTATCGTCCACTGTTTCAAACTTTACTTTTGCGATGTAATACATATGTTTATTTTTTATTTGTTACTTATTTTAGTTAGTGTGTAAACACTGTTTTTAGTCTTAAATTTAAGACACTCTTCATTATCAGTTATAATTTCCAGGACGGATGTTGTTTGCCATGTAAAATATCCATTAAACGGTGACATAAGCAGTGACAGCCCAATTGCCGGTTTATCGTGTTTCGCTTTAAATTTAAGATCTTCGCCAAATTCTAACCATATAATATCTTTTGATTTATTAACTAGCCCGTCGTGTTCACGAACTAATTCCCAATTAAACTCGTCCTCAATTACGTTCTGTTCAACTGCTATTCTAGTTAAATCGTCAACGCTAACAAGTGATACTGGTATTTTAATTTGATTTAGTTTGCTCATAACCTATTGATTTTTATGCGTTAGCGTCTCCCTTATTTTATAAAGTGCCTCTATTTCTTCTGAGTATTTAATTTGAGAGAGAGATTGGAGTTCAGATATAAATTCTGAAAGAGCCTCAGCTAGTTTAGATATTGATTTTTTTGATTTGATAAAGTCGTCCAGATAATCAGAAGATTCTTTTGATCCAATCAAAGCGTCAGCAGAAAAGAAATCTTTTAGATAGTCATCTCCTAGTTTCTTATGATTTTCTATTAGTTCGTTAAGCGGAGGAAGTCTCTTCTTATGAAATGACATAGTGTTTAAGTTAAATTATTTAATATTTATACTTTATTTTTAGCTTAAGGTTTACCCAAATTTAGCAATTCCTTTATATTTTTTCTTGATATCATCTATTTCTTTAATTGCAGAATCAAACTTCTTCTTGATCTCCTTGTCAACTGTAAAATCTAGAACAGTTCTGCAGCTTGGGCAGACTGATATTGGATGTTTGAGAATGAAGTTTAAGTCAATTCCAAGAGGAGTCCTACAAAAAGGGCAAGGTAAAGCCATTATTTTTCTCCTTTATGTTCTATACTTTGAATATATGTGTCAAGCAGTCGTGAAACCATCTCAGGTTTAGTATCAGACTTAAACTTAATGCTGATCTTTGCCATTCCGCTACCGTCTTCATTCTTTCCTGTGTCTACTTCTATGCCTTTTATGTTGTGGAGATCTTCTTTCTTCTTTCTTCTAAATATACCTAAAAGCTCTCGCTTTAAATCAGAAGGTTTGTTTGTACCGACTATTAATCTTGCTGAGAATTCAATATCAAGTTCGTCTAAACCAATCGAAGAGTGATCGGCTAAAATGAATAGAGGAACCTCTAGGTCTTTACCTTTAACTTTGAAATTTACAAGCTTCGGAGTACCGTCTTGGTCAAAATAGTTAGTTAGGTTATCGATATGCTGTGTTTCAGCAATTCTTTTAGCTACCATGGCAGCCTCTAAGAGGCCGCCAACTAGCTCTTCTATGTTTAATTTTGCCATTTATATTGGACTTAAGGTGTTAGTGTTTATTATTTAGTAGGATCAACTGTTAATGGAATTAAAGATGGTTCTAACATTTGAGTTAAGTAATCAGATAATTTTAACATACCTTCAGTTGCAGGCAACTGTTCTGCGTGAACTTTAACGTTATACTTAGCTGAATTATCAGTGCTACGTGTATTCTCTTTATGCGTAGCAACGCTTCCAGACATAGACGCAGAGTACTTCATTCCCCAGAAACCGCCGCTAACTGATGCGCTAAATGAGCCAGAAGTATCTGTGCTTGATTTATCTACTTCTGATGTTTTTACTTCCATTGTAAATTCAATATCAGCTGATGTGATAGCTAATGAAGGAAGTGGAACCAATGGTAACATAGGAACCTTTGAATAAAGAGTCTCAAGAGATTGCTCTCCAGTTTCACCGTTAGTCATTACACGATTCATTTGAACGTCTAGTGAACGAGCAGTGACGATGTCTTTACCGTCTTTGTCTTTTCCTGTAACAAAAGCAACTTCGCTGATGTATTTCCAGGTGACTTCGTTTAATTTCGCTTGTCCTTTCGCCATTCCAACGATTGGGCTCACGATTAGGTCTTCGATTGGAAGTCCTACAAATTGTTGAGCAATGTTATCTGCCATAATAATGGGTTTTTTTATATAGTACTAATTTTCTTCAGAAAGTTTAGTATCTGCTGTTATTTATCTAGTTATACGCGTATCTTTACACTTCCCGAGCGGCTCCATGGTTTACCTTGAAGACTGGAAAACGTAGCGAATGATTACCATGTTGATCAGTTGTAGTTTCAAAGTATTGAACAGTAATGGTTGCACCCATAATCTCTCCAATATTTCGATAATAGTGTCGACGCTGATCAATGGTGAAACCGCTTCCAACCTGTACTTGTGATCCTTTGTGTTCGATCGTTACTGCACTTAACATATCTTCTCCTACTTCTTTACCGTTAACGATTACTCGTTGAGGTCCCATGATCAAGCCAGTAACCACATATTCATCATCAAAAAACTCTTTGATTTTAAGCATGTGTTTAGATCTACCCGAAGAATAATTAGTATCCTTTCTAGCAATCAGCCCTTCCCAGTTTGAATCTTTAGATTGGGCCTTTAGTTCTTCAAGAGCACCTTCATCGTTAATTCTGACCTGTGGCAGTATCTCCAAAATAGTTGATGAGCCTAAGTCGCCTAATAAGTGTTCTCTACTGTCTAGTCGGGTAGAAAATAACGGAGAGTCATCGTCTCCAGCAAATTCACCAGCGAGTAAGATATCAAAAATCTGGTATCTTGGGTTATCAATCGTATGATCCTTACGTTGTATCTGTTTCAGGATTCCCTGGAAGTCATCTGAGCCATTTTCATTCATGAGACATAATTCACCATCTAAAACCAGATCAGTGATCCCTAAGCGTCTGATTTCATCTGCTACTCGGCCTAGGGTTAAGAATTCTTTTCCGTTACGTGAAAAGAATCTTACATCGTCACCACGAACGAAGCAGATGCAGCGAACCCCATCTAGTTTTCTGGAGACAAACCAGGTACCGTCAAAAATATCGACTCCTTTTACCTTAGCTGCATCGTGAGCTAGGGCTACTTCAAAGGTTGGAATAAACTTAGGGTTTACTTTATTGATTAAGGTAGTCGTTGCTCGAGTCTCAAGGTTTCGGTCGATTACTTGATAGATCAGGTCGGCCCACTCTTCATAATCCCTAATAAAACGATTGGTGGCTTCGATTGCAGAGTGACCTGTCATATGACGCTCGTTAAAATCATCAAGCATCAAGAAAAGATCGTCATATACTTCGGTAGGTGCAATAAGGTCTTCACGCTTTTTAAGATTCGCTGAAGTTATGCCAAAATTCCAGTATGGGTGATAAGTATAGAATAGGATCCGCTTAATAAAGTCATGATATTTATACTTGATGAGAACTTCTACTTTATGATTAGTTGAATTAGACAAGTTCATCTCGTTTACAAACTCTCTAAGTTCCTTAAAATCTTCAGTGTGGTGCATAGCGTTTCCTTTTAGTTAGAATACTAAATTAAAAGGAAAGTTTACAGTGACCATTAATATTTTTGTTGCACCAACCTGCTGGAACCTCTACTGCGAATCTTGCAGGTTTTTTACTAGTATAGATCTTTTGTTCTCGGTCAGTCACGCCTTCTCCAGGCTCCATTGTTTCGTGGCCTAAATAGTTCATGGAGGAATCAAAAAAGATCACGTCTAATGGAAACCTAACGTCTTTCATCCAGAAGCCTAATGGTTGATCAGCATCATAGACAAACAGGATACCTTGACCGTCTGCTGGTTCAGAATCAGCATTCATATAACCCTGAGCTTGACTTTCTGGAGTGCTTGCAACCTTAAGTTTCAAAGAAGTTTCTCCAATCGTCACGTCGATCTCTACCCCATCTACATCATTCTTTCTACAGTACGATTCGAATAGTGGGATATTTACTCTATTTGAAAAGCGATGGCTCATTTGGTTTATTTTTTAATTAAAAGTTGTTAGTTGTTGAATTATAGAAAACTAAACGATCTACGTTAGTTGTTTTAGTGATCGTCGGTGTTGAATAATTAAAAGTGAGTACATCTCCTCCACTAGCTTCTCCGAATTGAATTCTTATAGGATAATAAACTCCTGCAGTTAAGGCAATAGATCCTGATGCTTCTTGATTTCCATGAGCTCCTCCGTTATTCACTAATGCATTGCCTGTCGTAAAACCAATTTTTGCAACGTTACCGACCCAAACGTATGAAGCGTCATCAGATGACGTAAAGAAAGTATAAGTTTCTGTGGTACTTGGTGTGAAATAACCTAGCCACTGACAGCTGAAATTAGATCCATCGTCTGAAGAAGCTTCAGATATTGCAGTCGTTTGTACTGAGGTTGCAGGATTAGTACCAGCTGGACCAATCGCTGCAGTTGCAAAGAAACTAACATCATCAGCAAAATATCCTTTGTATGTAGTTTTGTATAGACCTGCAACATAAGGTTGAACCCAATTAGTCCAATAGTTATTAGATTCTAGCCAATCACTTGCTGCTGAAGCAGTAGCTTGAGAAGTTCCACTTATCGTTTGAACTAAACTTCTAAATGATTCATCTGTGTTACTTGATCTCCAAAACTGAACGTTACCTACATCACCTACTGGAGTCGGAAAATTTTGAGCAGATACGTCTTTAGCTATTACATAAGAATTATCTTCGTCCGGACCCATCCACCAAGTTAATCCTCCGGGGTTAGAACTATAGTCTAAAGCTGATACACCAATACATATGGTACCCACATTCGTAGTTCCTTCAACTATTGCTTGTTCTGGA